GACAGATATTGGCAGTGCGACAAACCTCACGTTATTTACGCACTGTTATAAATGCTGAGTCGAAAGAGCTAAAATCGATGATGGTGACTAGCACCAAACAAAAACCTACTTTATTTGAGTCCTTAATGCGACAATCCGCAGCAATACGTGCCACAAATGGGGTAACACTCATGTGGCAGATGGGTCGCATAGTGGCTTGGTTTTGTATGTTTTTGCTATCATTAATGGTCTTATGGAAGCTTCCAATGTTATATACAGTGCTTAAAGTCACTGTTATATTAATTTGGAGACTTTTACCGACCTCTATGTGGTTCTACTTACCATTATCGCTTTGGGGAGTTGTTAGTGCAAGATTCTTTAACAAGAGAATCTTCTTTAGTGTAGCTTTCCTAGCTACTGTCACCTATTTGGCCCAACCCGTTGCTGCCATGCAGGGTCGGCCAAACACCGGTAAGGGTGAATATGGTTATGCTGTTGTAACCACAGCGACTGTGTATGCCCTTTCTGCTGTGAAAAGGTACAGTACAGAATATAGCAGCAGGAACTCACCAAAGGAAGCAAAACCCCAGAGTCGAAGAGCACGAATGTCAAATAATCGCAGTATATTGCGAACAATGATGGGCTTAACTTTGTTAGGTACCATGATGCAGCCAGCACAAGCCAAAATAACGCCAATGATGATTCAAGAAACTCAAGAACTGTTTTACATCTTAGCGTCTTTTTGCGTGCTGTATCTGGTCCAACAAATAATATCAAGAAAGCTTAAGAAAAGAGAATGGCAAGAGTCTAGTTGTGTAACTGAAATAGAAAGGTTGGATTTCAGAAGCCTGCCAGCTGACGTCAAGCGACACATTCGCGGACGTGGCAGATTTTCACAACTATTAGACTGGGCGCCGGAGGACACAATCCGCGAAATTGGATGTAAGTGTGGCAACAAGGCCTATGCTGGCCAAGTTGCACCACGATTAGCACCACGCGGCGTGTCTACCACAATAAAGCACCCTTGCGATTTAACAACTCTGGCTGCATTAAAAAGAGGTTTAGAGTGTGTAACTAGGGCAACGCCTGAGTACGAAAAGAAGATCCAAAAGCATTTCAAGTTATTAACTGATGAGGTAATGCAATGGATAACAAACGAAGGCGGCGCGATAATTGATAAAGAAGAATGGTTGAATAACCACCCTGAGAAATATCGCATTGATTTGCTCAATAGAATCGCACCCGTTGTGTCCAAACAGGAATATGAACATCAAATATTTCCAAAAGTTGAGATGCAATACGGGGAAAAACCCAAGGAACGTTGCATTTATGGTCCTTCTGCTAACAATAAGTATGAGACTGGACCACTAATGCATTACTTGGAGGGTTTGTTCCATAGGAACTGTAAAAATTATTGTGGGCGAAAGAATTGGACAGAGATTACTTCTACTATAACTGAAGTAGAATTCTCCATGTACGCCAAGGGTTTTAAACCAACTGGCGTTGAGGGCGATTTTTCGCGTTATGATTCGACTCAGAAACGTTTTATTCATAAGTGTTTTACCACTATGATTAAAACTATATGCGCACATACCGGGATTATCTGGGATGTGAACATAAATGTTGACGAGTTGATATCATTTGTTGAGAGTGGAGAATTCCTTGAGTTGGTAGCTTTTCAAGGTGAATTGAAAGCAAAAATCGACTCAAGGGCCTCTGGGGATACTTGGACAACATTAGCAAATACGATATTATCTATCGTTTTGTGGCGAGCTGCTATAGACGGGAAGTTTACTGATATGTCTGGTAATAGCGGTTTGTTTATGATGTTTAAAGGAGATGATTTATTCGGATTAATTGACGAAACTCTCCTTGCCAAGTTAAGGTTGTGTGTTGCAGAAGCATTTAATACTGATAACACACCTGAGCCCCATGGCACTGGTTGTATTGTGAAAGTGGTAGATTTCGGACCTATCGAAGATCGATCATTTTTATCTAACCATTTCTTCAGAAGGAGAGATGGCTCTTTGAGAATGATGCGACAACTGCCACGTGTTTTGCATAACAACCATTTATCTACACAGTTAAAACCAGGACCACGAGAACATCAGGAAGCACGTGAATTGTGTTTCGCTAAAGGTATGAGTCTCAAGTCTTGGAGTGAAGGCCTGCCAATATTCGGAGTTCTTGCAGACAAGATGATTCAATTGGGGGTTAAAACCACTCGCCTTGGAGTTTCGTTCATGGAATATGAACATGTAACTAAAATGCGAGTTTGTACAGATGTGCAACCTGATGATTACGAAGATTGTCTGAATTGGCTCGATTATAAATATGGTATTTCCCCTACTGACGTTGAAAGGATTGAACACAAGATAAAGGGTTTGAGATACTATTTGGATTCTGTTGAGGATCCAGTGTTCGAGCGGATTTTCGAGGCCGCCGCTGCATAAGCGGACTGATTTAACACCCGTATAGTAGCGAAGTACTGAAACAATGTATTATGGGCGCCCACCAGTCTCTAGGATCCACTTATTAGGAAGTCTTGGCTAACCAAGTTTTAAGTGTAAACCTAGTTATTGGTCGAGAAGTTTGCTTGCGGGAAGTCCCGGCTAACCGGGCCAAGCAAAACTTTATCTCCTCTGTAAATATTGTGTATATATTTTAGGAGTGGCAAATCCATTGTAACAGTATTAGTG